GGGCTGGGCGGGAAGGGGGTCCATCGGCGGCAGCGGCGGCAGCGAGAGTGCCTCACGCTCGCGGCGCGAGCCGGCCTCGGCCTGGGCGGCCTTCAATTCTTCCACCGGATCGATCTCAAGGCCAAGAAGCGAGGCGGTGAGCGCGATGAGGCGGACGGCCGTATCTTCCGACATGACGCCGGCGGCGACCGCCTGTGTGACCGCCACGACAACCTGCTGGAAGGCCGCCGCATACTTGGCGATGTCCTTCGCCGTGAGTTCGGGGAAGACGGCCGTCGGCTGCAAGCTGTCGTCGTTCTCCATGCCGATGAGCCCAATCGCGGCGAGGCGCTGGCGGATGACATACTTCGCGACCTCTTCGAGGATCGCCTTCAGGAAGCGCTGCCGCTGGGCAAAAACTTTGTAAGTCGGCTCGCCCATGCTCGAAGCCGTCGCTAGGTTCACATCGCCGCCACCGCCGAACCAGTGTTCCGGCACGGTCGAGCCGGAAAGGATGTGGTTCCGCGCGATGCGCGCAATCCCATCCGCGTCCGCCGCCTTGAGGTCCGGTGTATGCACCTCCCACTCTTCGGCGTCGTTGTGAACGCGGACGGAGTTCGGGCCGGGCGGCTGGATCGTCTTCGCCTTCTCCTCGACCTCTTCCGGTGTTGCATTCTTCAGCGTCACGTCCCAGACAACGGCGCGCTTCTGGGCGGCGCCGTCGATCTCGCCGAAGACGAGTTCCTCATAGGCATCCGCCATGTCGAGCGACGAAAGAATGTCGCTCCGTCCACGGCGGCCGTTCGAGAGGTCGTTGATGCGCCAGAAGAAGCACTCGCCATCCTTCATGGCCTCCCGCATTTTGCAGGCGCCGGGGCCGAAAAGGTCTTCTTCGTCGCCATTGTAGATGACCCGGAACAGCTTCTTCGTACCGTTCGGCCGCGTGACACGCACGCCGATTGGCACGGCCGAATTGTCGGGGTCGCAAATCACGCTCTCGATTTGCGACGGGTCTATCTTGCCCAGGCGAACATGGCCGGTCAGCTCGTTGACGAAAACGGGCCAGAGCTGCTCGCCGAAGAGGCCAAGTTCGCGCACATGCTTCTCAAGGTTCAGGTCCATCCGGTTGATGGGGTCCATCCAGAACTTGTCGAGCCATGCTTGCGCGTCCGGGTCGTCTACCTGAAGCGTGACGCCCTCGCCGAGAAGAAAGGCGGTCTTCAGCTCGATGAGGCGGTTGGCGATGTTGTTGCTTTCCCAGAGATGGGCGGCGAGCTTCTGCATTCTCGCTTGCGTCATCGGCGAGAGATCGCGGCCCTTGTCGCCGCCAACGCGGCGCCATCCATCCTCCTCAGCCGAAGCGCCGGCCGCTTCCTTCACTCGTGTCGCGGTGAAGAGTCCCTTGAAGAAATCGCTTATCGCCATGATCGCCTCTCAAACATGCGGCGTCCGCCGTTGCGGCCGAACATGCCACGCCGTTCACTTGATCGAGTACTGTTGTCAGGCACGGTCGCGCCAGCCGAAGGCTTTCCGCCGATTGCGATGGACCAGAGCATTTCCAGCGCGTCGAGCCCGTCGTCATGATCGACCATCGGGTAATGCCGCATCTGGTCGATAAGAACTTGTTGGCGCGGGTGAAGTCGGATGAGCCCGTTACTGACATGCGGCTGGATGCATTCGATACGAAGCGCCTTGTCGGTCAGCGGAATGACGGGCACAGCCGGGACAGGTACGCCAAGCTTTGCCGAATCGGCGACGAGCTGGGTCCGGAAGAATTCCTGAAATTGCACGGCTTCAATCGCCCACCGGACGCAGCGGTACTCTTCCTGAAGCGCGATGATGTCTGCAATGATCCGGGAAGGCAGGCGGCGGCGGATGCTTGCCTCGACGACATCGAGGATGCCGGTCTCCCGGTTTATGCCGCCGATCAAGACGGCGGAGGGATCGCGGCCCTTGTTCTGCTTGCCGAGCGACGGATCGCAGGCTCCGAAGAATATCCAATTGGAAAGGCGCTCGACCCAGAAAGTGACATTGCCGAAAAGCGCGTCTTCGCTGGAAATCGGATCGTTCTGCTGTTCCGCATCGAAGGCGCCGACGCCGATACGAACGCGAAGCTCCATCAGCGAATAGAGCGGCCGGACTTCCGGCCAGCTCACTTCCGCACCTTCCTCCATCTCGTCGCGGTGCGCGGCGTAGAACTCGGCCGCTTCGTCGCGGCCGTCATTGCGGAGAATTTCCTCCCAGCGTTCCCAGAGGTCCATGCGATCCGGCCAACGGCGAATGCTCGAAAGCTTGACCGACTTCCACATGGGATTGCGGAGCTTGCGGGCGAGCACACTGTCATAGTGCAGGATGGTGCCGATATAAAGCTGGTCGAGCGAGCCGTCCGCCGCACCAACGTTCGCGACCGCCTTGTCCACCCAGTCTTCCGTCTTGTCGCGCTGTTCCGGCCGCCTCACGTTTTCGTCGTTCTCGATGTCGTCCAGGACAACGAGGTCCGGGCGGTGCGGGCCGTGGCGCATGCCGCGAAGGCGCTTGCCGTTGCCGAACGCCTGGAGCTTGACGCCGGATGCCGTGATCGCGACGCCTTCCTTCCAGACGCGGCCTTGACCGCAGATTTCCGGGAAGTCGAGTTTAAGGCGCGGGTTTGCCTCCAACTCCACCTTCACCGCTTCCAGCATCGACGCCGCCTGGTCGAAGGCATCCATGAGGAGGAGGATGTAGTGCTTCAACCCGCGCGCGATGCACCATATCGGAAAGAGTTGGGAGCAATGGGTCGATTTCGCCTCACCGCGCGGCGCTGCAATCGCATCGTTCTGACCGCGCGGGTCCGCGACGATCTCGGGGAGCCGCTTGTAAAGATACTGATGAAGCGACGAGGCGCTGTCCGACTTGATGTAGTGCGGGAAGTAGGTGCGTGCGAAGAACTCATAGCCGTCTGGCGCGAGCGCCTTCGCCCGCCGTTCGGCAATCGCGGCTGGGCTATCGTCGAGACCTGAAACTTCCGCCTCGATCTTCTGACGTAGCTCGGTGGCGACGCCTGCAATGAGATCGCGGAATTCCTTCCTCGTGACCTTCCGGCTTTCCCAGTGAAGCCCACCGCGCGTCATCAGCCATATTCCTTCGCCAACTCGGCCGCGAAGGGCTCGATGACTTCGAGAAGCGAATGCACGAGGTCCGGCCGCTCGCCGCCGACATAGGCTGCGAAGCGCTGAAGAACGTCCGTCGCGACGGCGAGGCGGGAAAGCTCGGGCGATGCCTTGCCGACGGCCGCCATCGTCTTGGTGAAAGCGTCCGCGAGGCGCGAGAGAACTTCCGCCTTGGCGAGGGGGCCGATATTGTCGGCGGTCTTCACCGCATCGACCGTCGCCTGGTGAAGGGTCAGATAGTCTTCAAGCATGAGCTGCGCGACGTTCCGAATGCCGTCGCCCGCAAGCCGGGCGGCAGAGCGGGCACGCTCCCAGTCGTCGCCGTCATTCTCCGCATCCGATTTCCAGCGGCGCGCGGTCGCATAGCCGATGCCATGCTTTTCGGCTGCCGTTTCGAGCGGCAGCCGGTCATGCACGTAAGAAGCTCTGACTTTCGCGCGGAGTTCGGGCGGATGCGCCATGCCTCAGCCCTTCAGTTGATCGAGGGCGAGGGCGGCGGCGGCGGAGAGGGCGCGAGACGGCTTTTTCACGCCGGGATAGCTCCGCCTGCCTTCCGCGACGAGCACGCCATGCTCGGTCAGCATTGCGCAGAGCGCACCGCGCTTCACTTCCGCCCGGACGAGGTTTTGCTCGTGCAGCCATGAGATCGCGCCGCGCACCTGGTCGCGATCCGCCATGATCGCCACGCCGTTCACGAGATCGACGAGAAGGCTCTCATGGCCCGTCTGTTCGGGAAGGTCGAGAAGAGAGCGCAAGACCGCGATGCGGAGATGCTGCGTCCATGCCTGGGCTGCGTCTTCCATCATTTCTGTCCTCGGGCGGCGTCGGCGAAAATTGTCTCGTGGCGGATAACTGCGTTTTCGACACGCTCAACGAGTTTCGATACGCCGCGCAAGTCGGCGTTCGTTTCCTTGACAGCGCCTGTCAGTTGGGCAATCGCAACCTGAAGGTCAGCGATCTCGGTTCGCGAGGGCAATTGGGTGAGGCTTGTTTCGGCCTTTGCCAGCCGCTTGTCGAGGAACGCGACTTCATCCTTGGATGCAAAGCGCTTGTTCATCGACCACATGAGCCACCCCAATAAGAGATTGATACCGAAGCCCAGCACGGGCCAATGTTCGAGAACCCAGCTCACCCCATACCCCGCATCTTCGTGTGCCTCTCCGCCGCCTCCTCGCAGAATGTGCAGCGCCGGGCGGCGGGCACGGCGATGAGACGAGCGGGCGGAATTTCGTCATCGCAATCGGCGCAATAAACAGTTTCGCAGGGGGCGGCCATCGCGGGCAGCGGGAAGCGCTTCCGCGAGGCGATGATTGCATCGCGCTCTTCCGTCTCGCGCGCGGAGGCCCGGTCGAATTCGTCGCTCACCGCGCCACCTCCAGCTGATCCCGAAGCTTGTCGAGACGCGCCATCCATTCCCAGAATGCCGGGAATTCGTCTTCGCCCAGGTGTTGAAGCTCCCCCGCTACCTGGGGCCCCGCCACCGGCCATGCCGGGCAGGCTTGTGGGGGAGGCGGCGCGTCAGAGGTCGCCGTCGCGCATGCGGTCAAGAAGCTCGTCGCGAGAAGCGTGCGGGCGAGCCGCAATCTGCGCTTGTTCATCGAGAATTTTCCTTTGGGCGGCGGACAGGCGCTCCGCTTCCTCGCTTCTGCCAGCCGCGCGCGCGGCAATTGGCCCGGCAAAAAGCCGGGCCAAGAACGCTAGAAGCGATGAGAGGAACGTCGCCCACATCAAGCGGACTTTTTCAGGAGCCGCGCTTCGAGCATCTTTTCGATGTCTTCGGGCATCAGGTCGAAATGGTCGAGCGCATCGGGGACACGCTCGGTGAGATAGTTCACCGCGTCGGCGAGAATCTTGTTCTTCGTCGCCACGTCCGGGATTTTGCCGGCAGCGTATCCGGAGAGATTCCGGGTTCCCCAGGCAAGCGCGTTGTCGAGGGCAGCATCGAGATAGGTTCTCGTCTTCTCATCGAGTTCGAGCCCCGCACGCTCCGCGAGATAGTCGATTAGCGCGTGAACGCCCGTGCGGATTGCGAGGCCGATTGCCGCTGCAATTGCGGCGATGACGACAAGGACGACGGGAGCGAGGTCGATGGTGTAGACCGCCTCGTCGGCCGCGAGCGCGGGGAAAGCGAATGCAACGGCGCTCGCGAAGACGAACAGGGCGGAAAGGAACAGAACGGCAGCGAAGTGCTTGAAGCGCGGCATGGTGCCTCCTAGAGGTTGGGCGCGACGAAACGATTGAAGTTGGCGATGAATTCCGCTTCGGTGCCCTTGCCGAGCGGCGTGTTGTAGACGCGCTTCCACACCCTCGCGTGACCGGCAATGTCGCCGGGAGCGGGAATTGCGGCGGGCGAGCGGTAGTAGACGAGCCGTGCAATTGCGGTGGCGAAGGCGAGATTTGTTACAAGCTGGCTTTCTGAATCGGGCCAGGCCGCACGGAGTGACAGGACCGCTTTCTGCGCAGCGGGCTTGTAGCGAAGGTAATTTTCCTGAATGTCGCGATAGGTCGCGGACTCGACCTGATAAAGGCCGCGCGCCGGTCCGCCGAGCTGCACGAGATGACGGAAGTTGCTCTCCTGGGCGATGGTGCCGAGAAGAAGCTCGACCGCGCCGTCGCGTGCAAAGCCGGGTAGCTCGGCGGCGAGATGCAGCAACGTAGGCCGGATGACGTGATCGCGAAGGTGCCGAATGTTCATGCCGGCATGAGAGCCGCGACGAGCGCCGCAACCTAGTCGGAAGCGCTTCCGTTGTGATCCGGGTTGCGGGGCGAGCCGAACATATCGATCTGCCGTTCGTCAATGCCGCCGCGCTGATTGGCGCGGACCATGCGAACCCAGCGCTCGGTCACCGAAAATTTGCGGGCGACCTCGCGCGCCGTTCCCTTCGCCCGCATGATGAGGCGGCGCTTGTGCCGGACGGACGCAAGGTTCGGCACATCGAAGGAACCGGCACCGAGATCGCGGATAAGCTTCTCGGTCGCCTCGATGCCAATCACCTGCGTCAGCCGGTTCGATGGGTCCGGCGTCGCCGGGATATAGCACGCCGTGCCGCCGAAGGCTTCGACGAGGCGGAGTGTCGCCGCAAGTCCGATGCTTCCCTTCACCTGGACAAGCGATGCGGGCCAGCCCTGCGTTTCTTCGGTTTCAATCATCGGCCCCAGCCCCCCGGATGGTTCTTACCCTCTCCCCAAGTTCCGCTATCAGCTCATCGGCCTTGACGGCGGAGAGGTTGTGTACATCAAGTGGCGGGCACGAATCACCTGCCTGTTTAAGGATGCGGCGTTGCGCCTCAATGACTCGCCCGCGCGGGTTGTGGCCGACGACACGCCCGCCCATGCGATAGGGCGACCAACTGACGCCGCCGTCCCGCACTGCGCGCTCCTTCAACGCCTCGATGAGCGCGTAGGCGTCTTCACCTCTCACCCATTGAAGGGCGGCGAGGCCGAGTTCCTTTCCACCTGTTACACGCCGCGCGAAGCCCGCAAGCGCTTCTTCCGACGGGTCCGGTATGACGCCCAGGTGCCAAAGTGACAGCCAGAGCGCGCGGGCCTTGCGGATTTCCCGGCCGCCGGCGAGCGGCTTCGCCGCGTTGTTCCGTTTCTGCGAAGGCTTGAAGCCGAGCCGGCGGCATTCTTCGACAAGGCGGGGCAGCTCGTCATCGGCCAGCGCTTTCAGCGAACGCTCGCCCGTCACACGTTCGGCGAGATCGCGCCAGGCATCGTCGTCAAGACCGAGCTGCTTCTTGGCTATATGAAGCTTCGCATAGAGCTTCTTGCGGAGATCGGCGGCAGGCTGCATCAGATCCTCACCACGATAGAACGCGCAACGGTGAGCGACACGCCGGGCGCGCGCTTGCGCCAGACGAAGCGGAGCGTCACCGTACGATCCGCTCGGAGATAGGGCCGGGACGACGGAACGAGGCTGTAGCCGTCGTCGAGCAAGAGGTTGTGAAGGGCGGCAAGATCGGCATTCGCCGAGACGACGCGCGCCATGTCGTGTGCGGAGAGCGCTTCCAGATAGCGGCCCTTACGTCGCTGGCGGCGGCTCATTTTCGTTCCCCCTGCTGAAGGCGTTCTTCGCGCTGGCGCAATGTGCGCGCAACGGAACGCGCCATCCGAATTTCCTCGCCGGTCAGCGGCGATGTTTGCCGCCGCATGTCGATAAGCGCGCTCTCATAGAGATTGAGGCGTTCGGCAAGCTCATCGCGGAAGCCCTCGTCGCGCGACAGCTCCACGATCATGTCGATGCAGGAGAGCACGGCTTGCGCTTCATGGAGGCGCATGTCCACGAGAAGCGCGCCCACGGCGGCGAAGAGGCGATTGGTATGCTCGCGAAGGATGAAGGCGGCATAAGGCTCAAGCTCATGGGGCCCCTTCGACTGGAGAGCCTTCGCTTCGCGCTTCGACGCGGCTAGGTCACGGCATGCCGCGATGAACGCCTCACGGATTTCCCGCGTGGCCGCATCGACCGTGGCGATCTCTTCCGCTTCTGCCTTCGCGCCGCGTTCCGCCTGGAGCATTGCGCCAATCTGCCGTTCGGACATTTCCGAAGTTCCTAATCTTCGAGAAGCGCGGCGAAGGCCGCCCAGTTGAGCTGCCGGCAGGCGGCGATAAGACCCAGCTCGACAAGCGTGTCGTCGAGATCGCCAGGCCGGATCGCATCGGCTTCCTGAAAGGCGCGGAGTGTCCGGACTGCCTTGCGCACGCGCTCGCCGGCGAGAGCTGCCTCACCGAAGGGTGCAAGGAGCTGCGGAAGACGATTGATCGCATCGAGTACCATCGCGATGTCGTCGAATTCGGCTTCCGCGTCTGTGCCGGAGCACGCCATGTAGAGCTTTCGGCCCGAAGGCAGACAGATAATCCGGGCGTGGTGGGATTCGACGAAGAGAGGCGCCACGTCGCGCGCCGGCGTGAAGTTGTCGCCGGACTGGGCTTTGTCGTTCACGCTCATACCGCCCTCCCGAGGTTGAGAGCATCGGCAATCGCCTTCCAATCGGTGCGCTCGTCTCCGGCGAGCGGCGCGGCCGCGATGTCGAGCGTGAGCGTGATCCAGTTCGCGTGCGCGTGCGGCCGGAAGCGGAAATGGATATAGGACTTGCTGCTATCGACGCGGATCGCGGCGCGGAGCGCATCCTGCATCTTCTTCCAGCGTGGGTCGTCATGCTCCGTGCGCAGCAACCGGAAAATCTGGTCGCGGGAAACCTGCCCCGCCTTGCCGGTCTTGAAGGCGTCCTGGATAAGATCACGGATGACGGGCGGCGCGCTCGCGCCCCACTCGATCAGGCACTCGTCGCAGATTTCCTTCGCGGTCTGGAGTTCCGGGCCGAAGCTCAGAATGTCTGACACGCGGATCATGACTTGCAGACGGCCGTCATAGCTCGAAAAGGTCACATTGCCCTTCGGCCCGCCGCGCCGCTTCAGCCCGTACTTCTCGGCGAGCAAATCCTGAAAGGCGTCGATATTCTCGAAGGCCAGGGTCTTGAAGGCCGAGAGCGTCTCGAAGACGCCGATGGCGCGGGCAAAGAGGAGACGGACGAGATCGTCTTCGAGCCGGTGTTCCGGCTTCACATTCTCGATGGGCGTATAGCGGCCCATGCCGTCGATCATACAGTCATTGCCGCCGATGGTGACGACGGGCGGTGTGAATTCGGGCTTCATCGGATGTTCCTTGTGCGGGAGGTGTTTTGGAGATGGACTGCGAGCGCGGTGTAATGGATGCGCTCGTATTCGGTTTTGCGGCGGCGGGCTTCCTTGGCACGCCGCTGGGCTTCGATGCGTTCCGCGCGCGCGGCGCGGATGTGGCGGCAGAGATCGCGAAGCGTGACGAAGGTCACTGCCGCGTAGTGGTCGAGCGCTTCGAGTGCGCTAGAGAGCATTGCCGGCATGTGCGGCCTCCAGGCATCCCGCCTCGATGAGTACGCTCTCGAAAGTGAGAAGCGCTTCCGTCGCATCGCGCTGCCGCTCGGGCGAACGCTCTTCGGCTAGGCGGTCTATGTAGTGAAGGGCGCGCGCGCCATAGCCGAGACGCGTGCGCAGGTCGAGAATGGCCCGCGCCATCGCGCGCAGCTCCAAGTTGGAGACGCTGGTTTCGCCCCGCGTGCCTTCCCGAAGGATGCGTTCCGACACGCCGACGACATCGACAAGATCGCTCATGACGCGCCTCCATCGTCGTCGGCCACCGCTTCCAGATAGGCGGACGCTTCTTCGAGGAAGCTGTTCACATCGGCCGCAAACGGGAGACGGCGCTCCTGTTCCACCGTCGCAATCCGGATGGCCTGAAGAAGGTTATGGGCCTTCTTCACCAGTTCCTTCGCGCTTGAAAGGCTGTCGCTCATGCTCTTTTCCTTTTGTTGAGAAGCGAGACGATGCCGGGCGGCAGGTCGCCGTGATTGACGCGAGCGGCATGCGGCACCGGCATGCCTTCGAGCTGGGCGACCTGATCGGCCAGCGCCGACATGACTTCGCCCCACGCTTCGATGAACTGATCCGTCGTGGTTCCCGCGCGGACGCGGGACGCCATGGCGCCGGTCGCACTCCTGATTTCCGAGGCGATTGTCATTTCGGTTTGATCCTTGAGTTGACGCAGCCGTTCCGGCAGGCGCGGTAAAGCAGGACACGGGTGGGGTTGTGTGGCGACCATCCAGACTTCTGGTTTTCGTTGCAGAGATCGGCCGGGATTTCGCCGAGAAGCGGGCAGGTGACGGATTGCTGGAGAAGCGTTCCGCGCACCGCCATTTCGACGGCCGAGAGCTTGCCGCGCGCCGTCGTCTCGCCGTTCTGCCCGTACTTGTTGGAAAGAACGTGGTTGACGACGGTCTGCGAATAGCCGACGCGAGCGGCCGTTGCGCGCTGGCCGTGGGCATCGCATTCGCGTGCGAGCGCCTCCACCCATTCCGGTAGCTCGCCGCCCCACGCCGCGCGCGCCTTGTCGATAGAGGAAGTCATTCCGCGACCTCCTCCTGCCAGACGATTTCGCAGAGGTTCGCGTCGAAGACGGTCTTCAGCCGTTGAATCATCGGCGCGCGCGGGCCGGTGTTTCTCGACTTCACGAAGCGATAGGAGGCGAGGCGATGCGCATTCCCTTCACGCGTCGCGACGAGATACCCGGCCGCCGCAAGGTGCTTCACATAGTCCTTGGCGGCACTCTCCGTTACTGGAACCTCTTCTGTGCGCGACATGACGGCAAGATCGCGGAAGGTGAAATCGCCCAGGCGTTTCATCGTCCGCCACATCGCCTCCTGGGCGAGGCCCTGCTCGCAGGGCGTGCCGTCGCGCTTGAGGCGAGGCGCTTCCACGCCGATATCGCGCACGAGGCGGAAGACCTTCATCGGGATGGCGTTCTTGTGCTTGCTGCCCACGATCCCGTTGGAAGCGGGCCTGACGCCCGCCTCCTCGACATAGCCGCCGCGACGAAGCGCGGTGAGATAGGTGCGGATCGTGTCCCGCTCCTGCATTGTATGGTGCCAAAGATCGTTGAGCGAGAATTCGCGAAGCTGCCGGATGACCTCCCAGACGGCCTGCCGCCCGGTCGCCTTGCCGCGCTTCATGGTGAGGTGAACGGGCTTGCGCGCCATTACTGCCTCCCCGCCGGTGGATTGCCGGTGAAGAAATCGTCGGCGGGGAAATCGGCGAGCGTCATCCGCTCCTTCCCGAGCGTCGATGCCTTCTCGCGGATGCGGTCGAGATTGACGCAGACGCGGCGCACGCTGCCCGCCGCCTTCGTATGCGCGGCGCCGACGAGATCGTCGGCAAGCTCAATGCCTGGGCAATAAAGCTTCGAGAGGTGGCGCGTGTCGGAAAGCGAGGCCGGTTGCGCAGGTATCCAGTCGAGCATACGGCCGTGCACGCGCTCCCAGCGCTTGAGGGCATTCGGAAGGTTCTCTTCGCCGATGAGGATGATCGCCGTCTGGCTTGCCTGGTAGATGTCGCGGATGACCTGGATCATGCCGTTCTTCACGAGGTAGTCGGCCTCATCCACAATGAGCGGACGTTGGGACCGTTCGAGTTGTTCGCCGATCTGGTCGACCATATCGGCGACGGTGTTGGCGGGCTGCGTGATCGCCATTTCGTTCAGGATCGAAAGGCAGAGCTTCTTCCTGGTCCAGACGCTCTTCACCTCGACGTGATAGGCGCGGAAGCGATTGCCGGCATACATGGCCGCATTGCTTTTTCCGTAGCCGGATGGACCGCTGAAGGTTGCCATTCCCGGAAGATTGGGAGCGCGGTTCAGCACGCGTTCCACGAGTTCTGCGAGCAGCGTCACGTTACGAAGCGGGGCGATGGTCGCGGCGGTGTTGACGGCGGTAGTCGATTTTGTCATTCTCTGGCCTCACTTGTTGATGGCTTAGGGCGTTGTCCGTTTCCGGCGGGCAGCGCCTTTCTTCTTCCTCACGCTTCCAGCGCGGCCGCGCCGAAATCCTCATAGATGTGCCGTGTCGCCCGGTACTCGGGCTGGGTGCTGTAGACGCTGTGCCAGCGCTCGTCCTCCGCGCTGACCGTCTCGCCCGCGTCCATGCGCGCTTCGATGTCGAGCGCGCGAAGGAAGCGAGTGCGGCGGGTTTCGAGTTGGTGAACAGCCGCATCCGTCGCGGTCGGGATGGGGTGAAGAAGTTCCGCCTCGATTTCCCGCTGTCGCGCCTGGAGCGCAGGGCTGAAATCTTCTTCCGCAACAAGCTCGATAAGCGGCTGACCGAGTTCGGCGCGCACTTCCTCGGCATGCTGATTGAGAAGGCGGAGGCGACCTTCCGCACGACGCTGGCGCGCATGTTCGATCTTGGAGGCGGGTTGCTCCGCAATCACATTGCCATCGCGTTCGGCCACGCAGATGAGGCGGCCGTCATCCAGCGTGCGGACCCAGACTTTCGAGCCATCGTGAATGTCGTAGCCGACGCGGACTTGCTCGCCGCCGAAGGGCACAAGCTCTTGCGCGAAATAGGTTCCCCAGGGCAGGCGGACCTCGCCGCGCTGTGTCGAGCGGATTTCGTAGGGCCGCCAGAGATCGGTCATCGCTTCCGGCGTCAGTGTCTCCGGCGTCCATCCTTTCGCGCGCTGGTCTTCCAGCGCTTCGGCAGGAGATTGGTGGCGAAGCTTTCCCGTCTCCGCATCGCGAATGCGCGGAAGGCTGCGGTGAGGGCGGTGGTTGTAAGCTTCGACCTCGGCAGCGCAGAAATCGAGAAAGTCTTGCCAGTCCATGAGAAGGCGGCTTCCGCCACGTTCCTTCAGGTCGCGCTTGACGAATTTCACGACCTTGCGTCGCGTCTCGCTGTCCATGTCGCGGCCGGAATAGGTAGGCAGCTTCCGGGCGGCGCGCTTCCAGAGCGAACCTTGAAGCCGCTCGATCTTGCCGCGCGCCTGGGCGCGGCCTGGAAGCGAATTTATCGGCGTCGCGCCAAGCCGGGAGAGGAAGCCCGTCACATCCGCCGTCATGGCATCGTTGACGAAGCCGGAGCCGTTGTCGGTGTAGAATAGCGCGAAGAGCGCGAGCGTGGAGACGCCGTGGCGAATGGCATCCATAACGACCGTCGTGCTTTCCGCGAGGCCGGCGCTCCAACCGAAAACGTAGCGTGTCGCCACGTCTTGCAGTGCGCAGACCTCTGGCCGGAACGGACGCCCGTGAACCGGGTGGGCGACATCGGCCTTGAAGGTGTGGCCGTCGGCCGTCACGACATCGAGCGGTTGCAGCCCTTCCGTCGAGCGGCGCTTGAAGCCCTTGAATTGCAGCAACCCATTCGGACCGTGACGGCCACGCTCGCGATCCACGACGGAGACGCGCGCGAGGAAGCGGCGGGCGGCATGATAGTCCGGACAGGCAACGCCTTCCGGCAGTGCGGCGGGAAGGTCTTCTTCGATGATCGCGGCGAGGCTGCGCTTCGTCGGCGTGTTGTAGAGCTTGAGCAGGGCGGCGCCCCATGCCGGCGGAGCGGCAGGTGGCGGGGCAGAGGGCGTCAGGGCCTCGACCCCGCCCGCGCCGTGAAGGCTGCGCCAGCGCTTGATTGTCCGTATCGAGAGCGTCCGCTTTCCCTCTTTGCCGGGACGCGCATTGGCGGCGGCAACCAGCTCTTGCAGATCGGACCGCAGCTCGCCCGCTGCCGCGAGATGGACGACTCCTTCGATGGCACCTTCGACGCCGACGAAACAGGCGAGGCGCTCGACTTCGAGAAGGATCGCGGCCCGCGCTTCGGCACAACGGAGCTGCCAATCGGCGAGCGGCTGGGAAACAGGTGCCGGTACTTTCCCGGCTGTCATCACATCCCTAACGGTTTTCTGGAGTCCGTTTGTTGTGAGCCCGTCAACCCATACTCCACAGGCAGCCGGATCGTCTCCGGCTGTTTCGGTCACCGCCTTCAGGAGCGAACGGCGCGCACCTTCAGGCAGCGATTTCAAAAGCGATTGGACGCAATACTCGCTGCCACCGCCGCGATCCGCACGCTTGCGGCATGCCCATCCTTCGCGGCGCGCGCGCTCGATGACGCGGAATTTTGAGGCTGGAAGGCCGGGCAGCTTGAGATCGGCCAATTGGGATGCGGTAAGCCAGCTCTTCATTGCTGGCCCCGCGCTTCGGCTTCGCGCTCGGCCCAGTCGAGCGCCTGTTGCGGGAGGTTCTTTTTCGCGGCAGCTATCCGCGAGGCGAGTGCACGTTGCTGGAGTTCGAGGGTCACGAGTTCGGCGACGGCAGTTGCTTCCCCTGGCAAAGCCTTGAAGCCGCAGGCATCGGCCATGAGCGTCACAAGCCGCGTGTCGCCCGTCGCCTTGATCAGCGCGGGGAGCGCTTCCAGCGGTAGCCGCCATTCGTCGGCGCTGGGCGCGGCATAGCGGTCGAGCATGTTCTTCGTCATGTCGCGGCCAAGGAGGCGGGACATATCGGAAGCGACGGCGAAACGGTCACGGCCGTGTGCCTTGGCGAAGGCCAGAGCATCCGCCACCGCCTCGCGAATCGCGGTAGAAAGGGCGGCGCCTTCGAGCATCGCGCCCGGCCGGTCGAAGAAGCCAGGCTGGTTTGGCGAGGTGACGTGCGGCGAGGGACGGCGGGCCATGTCAGCGCGCCCCGGCAATTTGAACATTGCGAAGGTCGCCGCCGCTGCTACGCTTGCGGTCGCGTGTCGGGGCGATCCGCCGGCCGTCGATGAAGCGCTCGGGAAAGAGGATTTCAACCGGGCGCTCAACGGCGGCTGCAATCGCCTCTTCAAGTTCGCGGGATGGGGAGGCGAGGGCGGCGGACACCGCCTGCGGAACAACACCTTCCTGCCTTGCGAGCGCGGCGAAAGAGAGGCCCCGAATCTTGAGCTGAAAGTTCACCCATGCCCGGCGCTGAACCGGGTTCCTGAAAATCTCCGCCTCGGCTTCGGCGGCTTTTTTTGGGTCTGCCAAGGTAGCGATATCCTGTTAGGCCGAAACGATGATGAAAGTTGGTTAATGCGTGGATGATTCCAATAAAAGTCGTCATTCGTCAACGAGAAAAGTCGGTTAATTCGCGACTTTCCAATTATGTTTGGGAAATCAATGGCTTCGGTTAGCCGAAGGGCAGGGAAGAAAGACGGAACGCGGGTGAAGGGATGGGACGCCGGATTCGCGTCGCGCCTTGGGGCCGTTGTCTCCCAGCTCGGCGGAAACGGCGCGGCGGGGGAAATCGCCGGGGTGACGGACGAAATGATCTCGCGATACCTGAACGGAAAGGCGAAGCCGAACCTCTACAGCATCGCTGCGATAGCAAAGGCAGGCGGCGTTTCGCTCGACTGGCTTTTGTGGGACGAGCGGCCGATTGGGCGGCGTGGCGGGCATGGGCCGGTCGAAGTTGCCCGCTTCATCGAAGTCATGGATGAGGTGAAGGCCGCATTCGAAGCGGCGGGCGGCGAGGCTGACGGTGCGGAGATCGGCGAAGCGACCGCCCGCATTTACGGCCAGACCTGGGATATCGAGGATGACGCCGAATTTCGCGGCGGGTTGCGGGTGGCCGTTAACAGCCTGAAGCGAGAGCTGCGGAAGGCTTGAAGGAACGTGACTGTTAGCCGTCACGTCGTTGCGGACACCTCTCTCCGGCGCGGCTGGATATCCTCTTAATTTCAACGACTTGGGGAACCGTCACGGCGTCGGCGGCGACTTGCGCAGACCGTGACAGTTTGCCGGGCCGCACCGTCACCCGCCAGGCGGCCCAAAGCGCAGAGCTTCACGGAGCGAAAGTCGCGTTCTTTTGGGTTTCCGGCTGCTCACAATCCGCGCGCAAGGTGATTGTTCCCGCTCGCTTTCGTGCCAAACCAAGCGCGCGAAGTGCTCGCTTTCGCTCAATCCCGCTCGTTCGGTGCCAAATCGCGCGTCGGGTTTCCGGAATGTCGAGAGGCGGTTAAGTGCCGATATCCACTACACTTTCCGCCGCGCCCGGTGGTTTTGGTCTCTCGATAGTCCGTGCCAAAGCGATCACCTCCCCACAGGCGTTTTGGGACGAGCGGTATCGCCGCTCGGTCCGAAGGCCGTAAGGCCGAGGACAAAAACAGGCCAAAGCCTGTTTTCGCCAATCCCATCCTCTCCGCCACCCTACGCTCTTCGAGCTTCGGCTGGCTTACGCCAGTAAGCCGGGTCGAACTCACCGCGCGGCAGCAATGGCGGTTGTGCCATGAAGCGGGGGTGTTTTCCCCGGTGAGGCTGCGCGGCATGGACGACGAAGGGATGGCACAGATAGACCGTGCCCGCCGCGCCTGTCGCCAGCGCCACATCGCATCCATCCGTGGAAGCAAAACCATCGGCGGAAAGCTGCCGGAGCGTTGCGCCCGCCTCGCCATAAGGAAGCAACTCGCGGGCGATGATCGAATGTGATCCTTTTCGTATTCTGGTTGGCGCATCGTCGGAACCGACATCCGAAAACAGGAACAGCATCAGCAGGGCACGCCCACGGCTTTTCGCGTTGACCCGCCATTCCATGAAATCCGGATTGTCGGTGCCGAAGCTCATGTCCACGTGCCAGCCATCGTCGCCGGGGGATTTTGCCGAGGGAAAGCGGACCGGAAAGGTTCCAAGGCCCTGGGGAGGAAGCCAGCGGGCTTCGCCAACGAGCTGATCGTAGGCCTTGTGCAGTTCCGGTGTGTTGGCCGCTTCGACGAAGGGAGGCGATGACTTGAACCCGACCCGGACCACAGGCTGCGCCCAGTTTTCCGGTTCGTCTGGCGACAGACCGAGATCGCTCCACAGTTCGTCCCTGCATGTTTTTGCAAGGTCTGCACTGAAAGCATTTTCGACTTTGACGAAGCCATCGTCGATGAAGGTCTGGACCTGATCCGAAGTCAGGCCGGTATGCTCGGATTTGGACATGACAAAACATTCTCCGTGCGGCCGCCGCTGTCGGCAGGCCGTTTTTGATCTGAACGGTGCAAGGGCACCGGCACGACTTCAGTCGTTCAGATCAGCAGGAGGAATGTGGATACGAACATCGTCATGACTAACGCATATTCTTCATAGCGGATGAATGCAAGGACATGGCGAGGTGCCGGGCGCATCCCTCGGGCTTGCCGATCGTTATTCTCTGGAGGAGACGTCACGAACTCACGTATGGAAGGAAAGGATCATGGAACTCAATCGACTGCACCGGGGCCGGCTGATCGATCATGTCCAGCTCGTGGTGAAGGACATCGATGCCAGCAGGGACTTCTACAAGGCCATTCTCGCCGTGCTGGAGGTTCCCGTCACCGACACGCCGGACGGCTATTTCTGGGCCGACGAGTTCGTCGTGTCCTCCGCCGGCAGTCCGGCGGCATTCGGCGAATTGACCGGGCGGAACCATCTGGCCTTTCAGGCGAAGGACCGGGCGACGGTGGATGAAGTCTACCGCACGGCGCTTGCTCATGGCGGCCGCGATTTCGGCGCGCCCGGCCTCCGGGACCAGTATCACCCCGGCTACTACGCCGCCTTCATGCTTGATCCCGACGGCAACAATATCGAGATCGTCTATCACGGCGAGGCGAAGCGCAGCGCGGCGTCGGTGGTGGTCGAGTTCTAGATTCCCGGTCGTGGAAAAACCGGGCCGTATTGCTGCGGCCCGGCTTCAGTGCGGTTGATGTCTCGCCTCAGTTCCGGATGAACGCCAGGAGGTCGGCGTTGATCACATCCGGGTGGGTGGCGAACAATCCATGGGGCAGACCGGGATAGGTTTTCAGGCTGCCCTTCGGGAGCAGGGCAACTGCCCGGCGCGCCGTTTCGTCGACGGGCACGATCTGGTCGTCTTCACCGTGCAACACAAGGACCGGCACGTTGATCGCCTTCAGGTCTTTGGTGAAGTCCGTCTCCGAGAAGGCCGTGATCGTATCGAGCTGTGCCTTCGCACTGCCGGCCATGCCCTGACGCCACCAGTTCTGGATCAGCCCTTGGCTGACTTCAGCACCCGGACGATTGAAACCGTAGAACGGGCCGGAGGGCAGATCGAGATAGTACTGCGACCGGTTGTCGATCAGCGCCTTGCGGAAGCCGTCGAACACGTCCAGCGGGATGCCGGTGGGGTTCGCTTCCGTCTTGCCGAGGATCGGTGTGATCGCGCCGATCAGCACCGCCTTGGACACGCGGCCCGGCTCGGCCTGCGCCACATAGCGGGCGACGACGCCGCCGCCGGTGGAGTGGCCGATCTGTACCGTGTTCTTCAGGTCGAGCGCGGCGACGAGGTCCGCCGTATCGGACGCAAAGGTGTCCATGTCATGGCCGATATCTGTCTGGGTCGAGCGGCCCTGGCCGCGGCGATCGAAAGCGACGACACGGTAGCCTTCCGAGAGGAAGAACAGCATCTGGTTGTCCCAGTCGTCGGCGGTCAGCGGCCAGCCATGGTGGAACACGATGGGCTGGGCGTCTTTCGGGCCCCAGTCCTTGTAATAGAGCTGGTTGCCGTCCTTGGTGGTGATCGTGGACATGTGCGTATTTCCCTGAGCTGAGGTTTGGGAGGCGGAATTGGTTGCAGGGGCTTCGCAGGCCGCGAGGGAGATCAAGGCGACCGCGGAAAGAAGGGATTTCAACATTTTTGAGCTCCTTAAATAATGTCACGAT